GCTTGCGTTTGGTGCGCTGCACGAAAAGCGTGGATTTTCCCATGCGTACCGGCGGCACGTTGGTGCCCCCGTAAGACGTGGTCATCTTGGCGGTGACGTTGGTCGGCGTCACGGCGTTTTGTTGCGTCGATGCGGCGACGACCCATTCGCCACTTGCCGTGCCAGCCAACAGACCCCATTCGTCTGTGACCATCCAATTGACGACGTTGACCTTGGTCGAGTTCAGCGAAAACGAAATTGCGTTGCTGTCGACCACCACGCCATCCGCGCCGCTGGGCGCGTAGTTCTCGTAGTCGGAAGTGTTCGATCCGTCGATGCGACTTGGGTATTGCGCGCTGCCGGCCCAGATCAATCGGTCTTGGTTGAACACCACGCAGCGCGGGTAATTGGCCGTGGCCGACGATCCTTCGACGCCATACCACACCCCCAAGCGCCACACGCTCGACGCCGTGGTGCCGCCAACCGTTGTTTGCCAGGAGACCGTGACGCTGGTCGTGGAAGCCACGGCGGTGATCGACCCCCACGCCCAACTGCTGCCGACTTTGAGCCGCAGCGTGCGGCCAATATCATTTGACGTGAACCCCGCCCCGTTGTTGACCCCCGTCGTGCTTGACGCCGTCACGGTCGCCGAACCCGTGGTCGCGCTCGACGTGAGCGTCGTCGCTGACGTGTTCAGGAGAAGATACGGGCCATCCAAAAACGAGATCGTGTTGAGCGACCACGACAACGCGCCGGCTCGCTGAAGCTTGCGCGGCTTGTAGTTGGGGTGCGCAATGTAGAGAACGTCAGCCGATTGCGTGAACGACAAGTCCCACAGATCCGCCGCGCCGTAGGGCGTGGCCACCTCATAGGGCGTCCCGCCACTCAGGAGCTGGCCTTCGTTGGTGTAGAAGCGCACATAGCCCGCGCCAAACTCAATCACATATGCTTGAGTGATCGAGAACTCGAAAGGGATCAGCCGAACGGATTGGCTGCTCTTGGTGTAGGCGACGAACTTCGTGCCAGGGCGTCGGGTCAATCCGCCCTGCGCCGTCGGCACGTAGTTCAGACACGTTGAAAGCGCGTTTTTGTACCGCGCGATGTCAGATCGGCCATAAGTGAGCGGCGACCATTCTCCGCCGTTGAAGCTGTTCTGGATCCAGGATGAACGAGGCATCAGTACCTCGCAATCCACCACAGATCATCGGGGCCTGCTTCCGGACCGGATTCGAAACCGTTCATGCGACGAGCAAGTCGAACGTCCTCACGGTACTGTTCGACGAGAACCTGCTTTTTCGTGTTCGACTGGGTTAGTTTTTCGCACAAGTCGATTGCAAGCGCTCCGGCCACCACGTTGTAGAACGTGCCATCCCATTGCGTGGGGTCCGTAATATCCGCCAAGTAGCGGATGTACAACGTCGTGTCGTTGTTGGTCAGGATCTTGCGGCCCTCGATGCGCCAGTCAAGATCGTAATCCGAGGACCGCAGGACACGAAGACAATTGCTCGGCAACGTGAACTGGTAGTCGTAACCAAAAAGAGGGGCCGTGCTGTCGGGGGCCAACACCGCCCGAGTTATCGCAAAGTTCCAGGGGTGCTTGCGGAGCTCGTCACGCCGATTGCTATCATAGGCCACTGAACACGCCCGAGCTTCCGGACTGTTGTCCGAAAGACTCAGGATCGTGGCGGCCCCAACGCGTTGTAATGCGCTGTTGCAGCAATCGATGACTGTTTGCGGCATTAGTTGACGACCAAGAAGTCAAACACGGTGGTGGCGGTGGCCGCCGCGTTGCCTGTCACGGTGAAAGATCCAGCCGCCGCAGTGACAGTCGCGGATTTAAGCGTTGCGTCGTTTCCGTTCACCTGGACGAAAATCTTGCTGGCAGCAGTCACCAAGCTGTTGGTAATAACAACCGAAGTGCCTGCCGCAGCAAAGGCTGCGCGGCCACTAAGGTTGTTGTTCGTGGCATTGCCCGGCGTGCCGCTGGAATCCGTGGACACCACGGTCAACGAGTTGACTCGGGTGATGGTGGTAGTGCCCGTGCCGGTTGCGCCAACCGTTACCGTGCCAGTGCTCGTGGAAGTCAGCGTTTTTGCGCCTGTTCCGGTCGCACTAAATGTGCCTGCTGTTTGTGCGTAGCTGGTCGCCGCCAGAGACGTGAAGTTGCCGGGATACGCCGTACCGTCGTTGATTGTGTACGTAATGACCCCTGCGGATCCCGCGTAATTCTCGATGTACAGCGTGCCCGGGTAAGCGAACGGGCCCACTACCTCACTGTACGCTCCGGGCCCAAACGACCGCCCAAGACCCATCAGCCCAGGGATCTCCGGGTTCTGAGAGACAAAATACCACCGTCCGCTCACATTGTGCGACGTGGTGATGGTTACGGTCTGACCGTAACCCATGAAGGAGTTGACAGACGCGCCAATGTTTAGAGTGGCCATGGTTTCCTCTTAATCAACCCAGACCGACCAAGTGCGCGTTAATGCCTGACGGAGAACCGCCTGCTAAAGCGCACCGGACATTGCCAGCCGGAAGGTCGAGGCCTGTCTGCGAACGCGGCAGGGATGTGTAACGGACGGGCGCGTTGGTAAAGGCTTCTACGTCAATCCACTGCCCCGATGGGGATTGAACCTGCAGACTGATCGTAGCCCCGCCGATCGTTCCGTCAAAAAACACCATGTATTCGCCGCCCCTGATAGGTACGGACGCGCCCGTGGCGTTTCCGCCCGCCAATAGGACATAGCTTGAATCGTCCGCGCGACGTGTCGGCATGCCGCGCCCCTTACCAGCTCTTCGCCGCTTTGCCGCTGATGTAGTCGATCAGGGCTTGCACAGCGAGGGCCAACTGCGCCCGGTTCGGGACGTTGGCGTTGGTGTTGATCACGACTTCAACGTCTTTCGACGTCGTGGTCGAATTCTCGGTGACGCCATCAGTAACGCCAGCTCCGACGTTGATCCCAAAATAGTACGGCATTGCGCTCTCCTTCTATGGTCAAGGGGCCGAAGTCACCTCCGGCCCCAAGCGCGATCAGTTTGGCGTGCTGTAGTACAGATCAACCACCAAGGTGCCAGACGCGGGGAGGGACGCGGTGGCGATGGTGACAAAGACCTGTTCTTCAGCGGCCAAAGGCGTCGAGTTGGCCACCTGAGCGGCCGTCCCGAAGTCGGTCGGCGTGTCCGTCGCGGTGAACACCGCGGCAGCCCGGTATTTACCGGTCGTGCCGGTGATGCCAATCGCGATGGTAGACGTGCCAAGCGACACCGAAGACGTGAGCTTGCCAAAGGCAAACGTCGCGCCTGCGGGCAGGCTGCCGATCACGAGCGTGTCAGAAGTGGTCTGAGTGGCCAGCGTGAACGAGCCGCGTAACCGCTTCAGTCGACCGCCATAGACGGTGGCTGCGGGTTTGTAGCCGACCGGAACCGAAGTCTGGTTCGCGCTACCGGCCAAGTCAGTAGAAAGATAAGCAGGCATCTTGCGTCACTCCTTATTTGCAGTTGATGAGGACGCAGCGCTTCTCTTCCAGGCGAGCGCCACCGAACGTGCCGGTGACGTAGACCTGCCAGGAATTCCGCTTGTCAGGACGACGGTCGACCGACGCCTGCACATCGTTCCACATGCCAAGCGCTAAACCGGACTTGGCGAACACGGGCACCATCCAGCGCGTGCCGGTCACATACGAACCGTCACTGTCAGCCGAAGTCAGCGCCGGGTTGATGGCGCTGTTGAAGCTACCGCCGCCAGGGATGCGCTCAGAACGGATGAAGTTGAAGCCCATGAAGCTGGAGATTTTGCCGTCGACCAACACGGGTTTGGTGTTGTAATCGAGCGACACAGCCTGCGCTTCGTTCAACAGATCGTCGTGCTGCTTGGCGGTGATCACGCAGAACAACGGATCGTTGTCCACGTCGACTTCCGCTTCCAGCAACTTCCGCTTGGCGGCGCGCAGCTTGGCGATGTTCAGACCAGTGGCCGAAGCAGCGCCAGTGGTGGCGGCGATTGATTGGCTGTTGCTGTTGAACGCGTACAGGGTGCTGGTCGACGTGGTGCCGTTCTCGCCAGTGTTGTTGGCGTTGAAGAAGCCCGAGATGATCTCGTCGTCGATTGCGCGACCCATCGCCCACACACCAGCCATGGTGTAGGGACCGGACGGATCAATCAGCATACGGAGCTTGTCCTGATTGTCGATCAGGTCAGCCCAGTCGTAGTCGTTGGGGTAAATCCAGCGCTTGTCCTGGGGCGTGCTGATCAGCGGGGTATCGCTGTGCCGCGACTGATTGCGGA